AACGACTTAAAAAATTGGCTACTCTGACCAGGAAAAATTCCTCGCCCCCGAAAGGGCGATTGAAACCTAGTGTTTTCAACAACTCTTTCGGATGACACTTCTTTCGAAGCTGCACGCCGCCCATGCATTTAAGTCTATGCAGGATTAGTGTACGTGTAAATCGCTGGCACACCCTGCAAATGTGCTAACGTTGTATCTTCTGAAGCAGCTCCCCACGTACCGAGAGAATACTCGTAGTTTTCCCGCTGAATGATGTTTACGTCATAACCTTGAGTGCTGATGTCAGTGAAATTCTTCATGAGGCGATACAATGTTCCGCCTGAGAATTCAAGGAAACCAAGCGAAGCGTCATACGATTGATCAGCTATAGGATTACACGCCAAATGAAATCGACGTGACGAATACCATGGGATCTCAACCTCGACAACCGGACTGTACGAATACAATGTGAGTTCAGTTCCATACTGACCTTTAACCAATGCATTTCGTATCGATCCGCGATCTGTTGTCGTGACGTTTGTAGCCGTCATAGGATACACCAAAGCTTGTGGAATACTAAAACGTGACACTGACAAATAAGTCGAAGAGAAACTCGGGTTCCCTTCTTCCCAGTCCAATAACTGGAATTTGGCCCTGTACCCTCCTCGAAGAGTTAAATACATAGGCCTAATAAATGCCAGATAAGTGTTCAGTATGCGTGATGAATTATCCGTAGTGAAGTTACCAGTACTACTCATAGTGACGTGATGAGTGAATCCGTGCATCGGATGCCGGAAAGAATTCCCATACGTACCGGATCCTGACGTTCTTTCATGTTTGTCCACGGCGTTAAGAACATAGCGTTTCATTAATTGTCTCAAATTAACGATACTCTCGCCGAAAAACACGAGATCATCTTTCGGATCCACTGGTGTCGTTGTGAACAACTCCATCACCTCACACGCTTCACCAGAGGTAGGCACAACTTGGGCGTACTGCCATGGTTCTTGCAGTTCGGAGTCACCATAAGCGTTGGCTTGATTACCTCCGCCCATCGCAAATCCAAAATCATCTGCGCACCTAGTGTACACATTAACTTGGATCGGAGCGGTGGTATCGCTGTAAACGCCATCTGTATCCAGTGGAGCTACAAGGTCATTTAGAATAAAGACCTGTAGGACACCCATAGCCGCTTGGGAATAATCATTGAGAAAAGCATGAATGCTTTCCAGTGGATAATGTGGCCAATAATGGTCCTCGCCCTTGTAAGCGATTCCGTCAGGTCGGTGTACCCGCGTTGTCAGGTAAGGCTCGGTTGTCGTGTAAGGGATTTCGATCTCCACACAATTGGTCTCTGCTAAATCAAGAATCGCGGATACCACGACATTTTCCTCAGCGGGAGCTAACCAATTGTTGATCGCAGTAGGACTGTTACAAAACGGTCGATATTGAATCAACAAACGTCCACTGTGATATTTTGACGCCACCGCCTCAAACCTGAAAATCATCCCTCCATGCCAAAAGCCAAACAGTTCTCCCAAGTACCCCGCTGGGGTTTCTAAGCGAGCCGTTCTAACTACGTTGTTGATAGGATTAGTCCACGTTGAGTAAATCGGAAGATTTGGCGTAACGATAGTCGTGAACAAGCGCTTATCTGACTTGGGACCCTCACCTCCTAACCATTCGGTCGTGGTAAGGTATTGTTCCCTTGTGACAATATGCTTGATATCGAGCTCGTCTTCGCCATTCGCTCCGACAATTCGTGGATCTATAGGCACTTCTTGCTTAGGATCCCAAGCCAAGGTCTGCGCATTATCGGTTCCCGAAAACGTGGCCAGCGGAGAAGTGGTTTTTAGCTTGTTGCGATGCACTGCATCGAGGTTCCTCGGATTCGAGAAGCCGAAAATGCGTGCAATGCTACTAGCTGCATCACCTGCTATCTCAGTAGCCCTAGCAAAAGGACCAATCACTGGCACCGTCACCAGTTGACCAGCCGCTCTAGCGATAGCCGAAGCGGTGGTGCTGACGACACCATTAGACGCTTGGGGATACTCATCTTTTCGAGGCATCTTGGCCATTTTCTTCATCTTACCCTTACCGGATGTAGGATATACATCAGTCGGAATTTCCAACTTAACGTCATCCATCCAGGCGAATACTTGCATCTCTACGGAACCGTTGTTAGTTCCTGCTGTTGCTTTCCTCAAAGGATTCTGAACCGCGAAGATGAGCCGCCCTGGTGATTCGTAGTTCGTTGAACGAACTTCCAGAGCATTCCTATGCCAGATAAATGGTAACGTCATCTCTACTACATTGTTTTCCCCGGCGTACAAAAAGCCATGTTGATACCCTGAAAGGTGTCTCATGTACTGATAATGCACGGTTGGATCCGTGGATAACGTATTCTGGTGCGCGAGTCCACATTCGGTGAGATTTCCCACAGCAGTTGGCTCGGGATATCTACACGCGAAACCAGTGTACGATGACGGTGCGGTATCCGCTGCATACGGTACGTATCCAATCATCATTTTTCCGTAATGGAATGGAGACGAATTTAGCATTATACGCACTTTCAGATTGCCCGAAAAGAAAGCAAAGTGCTTCATCTTCTCCTTAACTGCAGCATTGTCTTGCCACAAACTCCATACGTCAAGGCGTGATACTACTTTAGTACTAGCTGTTGTCCAATCATAATTCCAAATTCTGACTGGTCGAGCTAGAAACTGACCCAAATGGTTGCTGTAGGAATCCAAATCCTTCAGCATCGTTTTGGGAATGCCGGTCTCGACGATTTCGTCGACAACGGCCGATTCACGAAATGCTACAGTTTCGTGTTGTTCCATCGTAGATTCTTTGTCCCCGATGGTAGGACCTTCTTCTGTTTTATCTGCAAGTCTATATTACAAGCCGCAGAGCCTGACTCAAGGCCCCCACAATGAAATCGTGTTGCGACAGGGAACGAGGGACGAATACCTTTTACTGCTCCTGCTAAGGGTGCGGTTCATCGTCATAGTGAGTAAATACTCATCACCCTCTCATGTTTATCCTTCCAATGTACAACATACCTCGATCCATTATCGTACAATGGTGTAACTATAATACATGGCTGATTGGCGGGGGCATCACAGCTTAGCCCATTTCGAAATCGTACTCATTCCAATCTAACGGAGGGACATTTTGTGCCCAATCCGCCTCTTGATTCAAGTACATATTTACGCACTCGTGATATGAGTAAATGCGTATTCCTTGCGTTCGCATCCATTTCACGAGAGGGTTAGCCTCTTGAAAGAACTCAGCAAAGACATCAGGTCCATGCATCATGACTTCCAAGAAAAGCATTTTGTTGAGGGGAGCCGCGCTCCACTCATTGTGTGAAAGCGTGTCATTGTGTACTCCCATAGACACCATCTTCAAGATAGATGGCAATTCTATAGGCGCGAGGATTTTGCCTTGCAACTCACCTTCACCATGTTTCCATCTGCGCTTGCAGATGGATATCTCATCCAATCCCATGTAGTCGTACGCGTCTCCATCCTTCTTAGCAGGAGTCACTTTAACTCCAATTGCCGCGAAGAACGCTTGCAATCTACTGAAGGACCAGAATCTGTCCGATATGAATGAGCTAAAAGAGTTGACATGATCATCTCCCATGGCCCCGAAACGAATGTGTTCATCGAAAAATCCTAATGTGTTGATACTACCATCAGGACTGCGTTGCAACAATAACTCGTTGATCTCCTCCCAGCTGGTAAACAGCTGGCGAGACCCCCGTGAAATGTCTACGCCTTTCTTGTCGATAATGTAGTCTCGGAGTTCGCTCAAAGACATATCCGGAACGTCTTCACTAGCCAATCCGTGAGCCGACAGCCATTCGTTCTTCTGCACGTCACTGAGGATGTGCGTCTTCTTGAGGTGAATTTGGCTTAATAAGTCGACTACGTAAGCTTGTGAGAGATTCAAAAACGCCATACGAATGTAAAGGCTGTTCAGGATATTGTTCAGCATTAGAGTGAGCAGAATGCCGGAGCAAACACTTCCTCCACTTCTGAAGACGTCTTTTCCAATCATGACAATCGGATCAGCCATTCCTGATACGAAGTTCCTGAACCTCTCATGGGTTTCAGCATCGTAATCCTCGTGATCCTTCATCACTTCCCACAGCACCTGAAAGGCTGCCATCAGCATGACTGTAGCTGCTTTCTTGTCGTACTTACTGAAATCGAGGTCCAACCCTCGATCAAAGTCAGCGAGGTAGTGATAGAACTCGCCCCACGAATCAGACATACAATTCATTCCGCAGAACGTCTCGAAACCAATGTTATCTGCAGAGAAGATGTTGACCAAAGGAACGAACCAGCGTCTTGATTGTATCAACTGATCGAGAGGAGCGAGAGTGAAAATTCTGATCTTCCTCTCGGCGACTTTCTCCGCAGCTCTGGGCTCGTCTTTCGGACACCCCCGAAATATGTAGGGGACACGTCGGTAAAGAAGTTGCTCTTCTTGTTCACGAAGGATATCGAGCAGCTCCTGAGAAGGAGCGATTCTTGAGCCTGTATCATCAAGCTTGTCGACCCATGCAGCTTTCTTTCCCGGGAAGCCATATCCAGCGGAAGTGGACAGCTTCATGCGATTGACAAAGTCATTATGTGGACACGCTGAAATGCTATCCTCAAATGACAGATGTTGATGATGCTCAGTGACTTTCACTCGCTTGAACCTCTTCACGAGATGATCAACAGCCCACACCAAATGTTTTTGATTGATGTTGTGTGCTGGTTCACTCATGTCCCGCAAGGCGTTTCGTTCCGGGGAAGTATAGACACCATCCTTGACGATGCCATTGAACTTTGGTTTAACGAGATCAATAGACCACTCAGGTTTGGTACTGAAGAACTCTATTGTTTCTCGTCCCGCAGCAGTAAACTTCACCTTGGAACGATACCTAGGATGAGGCAAATTCGTCACATAGCCCATGGGTTCGAGTTGTTTAAGCTCCCCTTGCAACGCCATCCATGAAAGATCGCTGTCCTTCCGAAAATTGAATTCAGGCGTGAACCCGTCCTCGTAAATCTTGGGAGTGAAGGTAGTGATCACGTCCGGTTCAAGACCGGAACATGTCATGATCGGGTACTTCATGGCTTCTAGTAGTCGCCGATGCACTTTAAGCGTTAGGATCTGGAACACCGAGCTACGAGTGCCATCGGCCTTACTCGCTGCCAATCTCTGGATCCCAATCAATGGCGACTTTTGTGTCTGAGGAGTGAAAACAAGTGGAGTTCCACAATCCCCGTCCTCTGCAGGACATTCGACATTGATGCCAGAGACATAATCGATCACCTGTGGACCACGAAAATGGAGGCCTGGAAAAGGTTTCCCAGAATGGTGTGTGCGCAAAATGGGAGTCCTACCCATGGCTGCACCCGTTATCTCCCTGTGACGATTAAAACCCTCAAATTCGAACCGAGGGTTAATCCACACTCCTTTTCCGGGAATGCACGCCATGGGTCCTGAGAGAAACACGTCCTCCGGTAAGGCTTTCAGCAACCTGGTAGCAGGCTGAATCGGCAACACAATGTATGCCAAATCAATCTTTTCTTGTACCAATTTATCCAACTCCTCTTTAGGAGGAAGATGGACGCTTGCCATGGTGATGGTTCTATCTCCCGTCCTAGGATGAGTCACGGTGAGCATGAGTTCAACACCAGATTGTCTAAAAGACTCATACTGATGGTAAACTCCTTCAACCCAGTGGGATGTTACAACACCGATTTGTCCGTCAATCATAGTACAATAAGTATGTATTTCAGTCCCCCTGTCTGTTTTGTAACACAGTTGGACTAAATTATGACTGAACTTGTCAACAATATCTGTTGATGACAAATTACTCCACGGAGCCAGGGTCGCTTGGACCTCCTCGGGAGTAAATGACGTGGCTTGACGCTTAACAACTTTCGGGGGAGTCTCTCGGAAACCCATGGTAGGAACGTAAGTAGCAGATTCCTCTTTGTCGGATTTTCTCAAGAAGCTCCACAATAAGATGACGGAGCTTACTGCCACTACGGCTGTTCCTGCGATGATCGAAGTCTTGTACATCTGATCGAACGCGGATTGAAGCCTGTCTTTCAACTGAGATGGTCGGGCCACACAACTACGTGCGAAAGTGTGAACTATGTCTCCAATGTCCATTGCACAGTAGATTTCTTTCGAAAATGAAGCCAACAAGTACACCCCGATGAGCACGAAGAATCCTCCACACAACGCATCTACCATGATAGTCAGAAACGTCACGAAGAACAACAAATAGTGCTTCCGAGCGTCCATTTTGAGCTTCTCTCGAAGAAACGCAAACACTCCGTCATCGTTGAGTACTTTGTGTACCACAAGGTCGAGCAAATGAGCATTGTACATCAAGTATAAAGTCAACGACACGTAGATTAACACGTTACATGCTTGGTGAATCGTCTCAAACCAAGTTCGTAAATACCACGGAGGCGCGTATATCAGAGTGATGAGAATCCGCAAACTCAAAATGGTACAAGCGAAGGTACTCGTGTAATGCGGAACGGGGGCCGTTTCACCAGAAGTTGGTTTCACATTAACGACTCCATGAGTCATGATGTGTTTGTCCAGACCGGTAAATACGACCGATGATGCCACACTACGGCAAGAACCAGCTGGCTTGTCCATGCGGAGCATTTCCGTAGGCATGGTGCGCAGGATGTTTTGAACTTTGTTCTTGAAATTCCTGTTCATTTCCTTTTTCTGGTGAGCAGCCGTGACGACCACCTCTAGAAATTCTCGAATGTTCAGGATTCCGTCCTCGCGAGATACCAGTTTGGGCTTGATACCCTCAACGTATCTAGGCACGAATCTCAGATGTTTGAGAGAATCGAACAGACGTCCTCTCCATTCCTCAACTGACAAATCCCCCGTCATGTCATCGAATTGCAATTCGGGGAATGAAAAATCAGCCGTGCTGTCCACGTACGTGCCGGTCTCGTCATCCCACACGAGTACGTCGAAATACAACGTACCGGGATCAGTGCGGGAGCGTTTTATAGGTGGATATTCGAACCGACGATAAACAGCAACTTTGGACATGTCCTCAAGGCCGTGAAGGCCCATTCCCTCAACATTCGTGACACAGATGTTGAGGAAAGTTGAAAAGAAGACATTTCCTTTGTCCTGGACGGCCGCTTTGTTCACTGGCATGACGTTCTCTCCCAAAATGGAAGTGAACTGAGCGGTAATCGATGCCGCTTTGGGGTTGTCCTCTTTCATCGTGCCTATTTCGTCGATGACGGCGACCTTATGCAATTGAGGTTTATAAGTCGACATGTACTCGTCTAGCATGTTAATGGCTACGGTACGTCCTTCGACCTCTTTCACACTCATGCTGGGTCTGTCCATCAAAATTGGAAGGGCCGCCCGCGCAATCAATGGGGCTAACGTGGAAGTCTTTCCCGTGCGGCTGCCGCCCTGGAGACAGATGTTCAGCGGAGGAACGCGTGGTGGATCTCGTTTTTCGAGTTCCTGAAACTTGTCATCAACCAAACGTTGACGTTGTCCTGCCCACGCCAGCGAATAGCGCGTTGCAGAATCAGCATCATTGTCTTGAGTTTGTTTAAAATGGAAAGTTTTGGCTTGGTTGTAGACTGCTACCCACTCTGAATAAGGTATCGAATCGGAGGTCGCAACGTCATTGTCTGGAACCACCCACGTACTCTTGTTCAAAAGCCAATTACAGGCCTGTTCGTGTTGAACATACGAGAAAATGGGATCACCAGGCGAGAAAGCTGAATCAGAGGTCTCGAGAATCTCGATCACCATACCGAGAACTTCAGACACGAATGTGTGAATATCCATGCCTTCCCATCTGGTACGATCGACCTTTTTGCAAAACAGGTGTATGAAGTACAACTTGTCGCGCGGAATAAAGCTTTTTCCAAGGAAGGCCATAAAACCCAAGAGCTTAGCGAGTTTCCGCTTAGCTAAAAGGATCGACGGATCATCTACCATCGTCTTCAAAGTCTTGACGTTCGGAAGAACCGACGCTCTCGCTTCACTCATGACACTGGACAATTGTTCAGACACTTTGGTTAACCGTGTCTTGACTGAATCCTCGGTGAATTCGCTCCCGATCGAAGTCGGGACGTAAGTATCAAAGGCACTCATGTCTTTGACTTTCCCTATGACGTATGAAAAGCCATATGAAAGAGCTACAAACTCCACGCCGGTTTTGCGAGCAATGATGGGGCCCAATGCCAGTCCTGAACGCTCTTGGGTCATAACTCCATAAACGAACACACTGCATAAATACAGTGCTTCCATCTCAGAAGACATGACCATGTCGTAGAGATAATTGTAACCTCTCGACAAAGTAGAATCACGGCCCAAGAACGAAAAGACCTTGCGTCTGTCAAATTCCCCGCTACACGCAGTGGCTTCAGCCTCCACGTCGGCGGCGATGTCATCAGCAATCTTCTGGGTGGTGCGAGCCATGACTCCAAGAGTCTCCTTAAACTCCAAAGAGATATCCTGGTCAATGCGCGGCAAGTCATCATATTCTACCGTAGTATGCCATCGAGAACACATACGGTAAAATTCTGACAACGAGCGGATAGCATCATCGGCACTGGAAAATTCCACCAAGTGAGGAAACAATACCTCGAAGTCCTTTGCATCGTCTAACGACTCGAACGAACGACTCAGAGCGAATTCTCGCGCTACGGTGAGTATTCTAGTGACGGCATGGGGAAGAAGTTCCTTAACAGTATAAACAGACCTCAAATCCGCTACGGGATCTAAAAATCCTTTAAATTGATTCTTCTCCGTTATGAGGAACAAATGCTGGACATAAAGTTTGCATTCCTCTTCATCATCAGAGTGATTAGGAAACTCCCAGAACCCGTCTCTACTGACGGGCCGGTCTTGACACTCGTTCTGAAGAGGGCGGATTTTCTCCAGAATTTCTTCGTCACAGCGATAGGAACAAGTCGAACAAATCGACACACCGTCACTGTCGTTGTTACAGTTCTTTGAGCAGAATTGCGATCTGCCAGCACCCTCTGTTTTATCCACAGAGGCAGGATATGGTGTATAACCCTCACCAAGGGGCTGTCCTACAGCTTCCTCCATTTTATGTCCGGAGGTATGGGACATTGTATGGGTTAATGTTTCTTTAACGATCAAGGGGCATTGCCGGGCTTCACCCTCATCCCTTTCTAGCCAGCCGGCAAGAAACATTAAAAGAACGTTGGCTTATATCCGATTGAACGAGGCTCGGAGGGCCTAACAACGTCACCTTACACACTTCGTATATACAAGAAGCTATCGGAATGACGGTCATAGTTCGTTGACACAATCAATTCTCAGTTCGTCGGAATGAATCGCGATCAACAAGTCATTTAAAGCATGAACCTGCTACAGCGTTTCGCATTCATTATCAGAATAAGGCTGCCACTTCTGATAATGGAACGTTTCGTGTTTCTAACGGTCAAGTATGACATTTTTACTATATTTGATTTTTATATTATATTAATATGATTATCTTACAACAGATTTTTACGAATCTTACATCGCCCCTATGTTACATATATAATACATATATTACAGTTTAAAAAGGGGATTATCCTTAACACCGGATCAGCGTGCATTTTAATGCCTGCAAAGGCGGCCTAAAAGGCAAATGGCAGTTGTTCGGAAGTGAAAAAAGTATCATCTCGTCTACCGAGTATGTTGAGTATCTACAGCTCATACAACTTTCACAATCTACAAAAGACATGCTAAAAGCATGAAACTCGACTAGAGGTGCCAGCTCCGTCAGCTTAAGTGCGCGGGGATTTCCC